ATATGCTACAAGGTTGGGAGGATAGCCAAGGGGCAAGAATTGAGCATGCTGTAGCTAAGGAGTTAGGAAAGGCCGTGTTTTACGAGTAATTAACAAATGACAATATAAAATGTAAGCGTGTTTTGCAAGTGTATTTTACACCTGCAAACACGCTTAATTTCAATTAGTTACATTAAAAAATTTGCTTGTAATTGAAATATATTTTGTATCTTTGCACTATGAATAATTAACAAATCATCATGCAGAAAGAGAGTGTCCTTCAAACGGCTTGTGTCAAGTGGTTTAGATTACAATATCCTGACCTCGTTATATACGCTGTACCTAATGGAGGTAGTCGCAATGTAAGAGAGGCGCAACGATTGAAAGCAGAGGGAGTGCTGGCAGGGGTAGCTGATTTAGTGGTACTACTTCCACAAGGGAAGAGCTTGTATATTGAAATGAAAGTTAAAGGCAATCGTCAAACAGAAAATCAAAAAGCATTCCAAGGTAAAGCAATCACACTGGGACACCCTTACACTGTATGCTATTCCTTTGAGGAGTTCAAGAATGCCATAGAAAGCGCAATTGAGAAAATACAATAATTCAAAAAAATTATATACAATAATCATTGTTAAATTATATATCCAACTATGATAAGGATAAAACCAAGTAAGAGAAACACAAACAAACACACTGAAAAAGGTATGCAACTGCTTGGCAGCTCTATAGAGGAGGTGGGAGTGATTGAGGGTATATCAGTAACCAAACAAGGCACGATTATATCAGGACATGCCCGCAAGGAAAAGTTTGATGAAAAGGGATTAGTACCAAAAGAGATAACACTTGCAGAAAACGAATATCCTGTAATTGTTCGCAATGACATAGAAGATGACACAGATACCTACTACAAGGCACAGATATTGGCAAACACCACAGCACACCAGAACTACAACCTTGACCTTGAGGAGGTGGAAGCAGTAGCGGAGGAATATGGGATTGAGTTAGAGGAACTGGGGATTGAGATAGAGGAAAAGAGTATAGACTATTCAGATGATAGTTTTAATGAAGATGAACTTATAGAAGACCCAAGAAACAAACCCGCAATTATAAAGATTACTTTTGAAAATGCTGAACAGCTGCAAAAGGCAGAAACTGACATTATAGAATTAATAGATAGGAAATACAAGGGTGCTTACTATTCTGTAAGCTGTGGAGAATTATGAGATTAGAATTAGCAAGCAACAAGGCAATTAAATATAGTTGCTTAAATTTTCATTATGCAAAATCAGTACCAGTAAATACATTTGCTTATTCTGTTTTTAACAACAATGATGAGTGGTGTGGGTGTGTGGTATTTGGAAAAGGTGCTAATAATAGAATAGGTTCAGAATATAATCTAAAACAAGGGCAAATTATAGAACTTGTAAGAATGGCACTTAATGGCAAACAAGAAACTACATCACAAGTATTGGCAAAAGCAATCAAAAAAGTGAAACAAGATGTTCCCTTGTGTAAAATGATAGTCTCTTATGCAGACATTGATCAATCTCATAAAGGAATAATATATCAAGCAACAAACTGGTATTTTGTAGGGAAAAGACTGGAAAATAAAACAGATGGTAGTTGGATAATCAAAGGAAAACGTATTCATGGACGTAGATTATTTGATATAATAAAATCAAAAGGAGGATTGAAAAAACTATCAATCAAAGAGTTCATACTAAAGTATTTAGATAAGAATGCAACTGAATATGTAACAAAAGGAAAAATAAAGTATTTATATCCTTTATGCAAGGAAATGAGACAACTATGTGAAAAGATAAAAAAACCTTACTCAGAAATATGAATAACACCCCACGACATAGACAACAATGGATATTAGAGGAACTCAAAAAGTTTCCTCTATTGTCGTATGGGGAGATGTGGGGTAAATATGAGGTAAAGTGGGGTAAAGGCAAAACTACCTTTGATAAAGACTGGAAACAAGCTCAAAAACAACTACAAGAGTGGCAAAAATCAATTAATGAGGAGGTGACAAAGCAGGTGATAAGCACAGAGGTAGAGGAGCGAAAAAAGGGTGTAATGCAAAAGATTGATGTCCTTAAATTCCTCTCCGATGTGATAAGAGGCAAAGGGAGAGAGATTGACGGAGAGAAGTTTTTCCCCTCCTACAGAGAGCGTATCTCAGCAGCCGCTCAATTGGCTAAAATGGAGGGATGGGAGGCTCCAATAAAGCAGGAGGTAACGGGTAAGGACGGCAAAGACTTACAGCCTTTCCAAGTAACAGGAATAATAATCAAATAATCACCTATGCGTAATGTAGTACTTGAGTTTAACAGCAATGGTAATAGCAAACAAAAAGAATGTGGCAAAGCGTGGGCTAATGATGATATTGACGAGGTGCTATATGGAGGAGCCAAAGGAGGAGGAAAGTCTTTTATTGGTTGCTCGTTAATATTTGGCGATGCTTTTATGTACCCAAACACACAGTACTTTATTGCTCGTAAGCAGTTGAACGACTTGAGACGATTTACCATACCGAGCATTTATGAGGTACTTAATGGGTGGGGCATACCACAAAAATCATACAAGTATAACGGGCAGGATAATTATTTTGAATTACATAATGACTCACGAGTATTGTTGTTAGATTGCAGGTACTTACCAAGCGACCCACAATACCAGCGATTTGGTTCAATGCAATTTACACGAGGTTGGATAGAAGAAGGAGGAGAGTTTGATTATGATAGTTATTCGAACCTCAAAATATCAATAGGGCGATGGAAGAACAAGGAGTATAATCTAAAAGGGAAACTACTTATCACAGCTAACCCCTCTAAGAATTTTCTATATAAGAATTTCTACCAACCCTATAAAGCGGGTACATTGGAGCAATGGAAAGCATTCATACAAGCATTACCATACGATAATAAGATGTTACCCAAGGAGTATATTGAGAGCTTGGAGCGTACATTGAAGGGTGCAGAGAAACAGCGATTATTACACGGACTATGGGAGTATGATGATGATCCAACAGCTCTTTGTGATTATGATAAGATACTGGCTATATTTGAGAATGACCAAATTATCACAGATAAGGAAACATACCTAACAGCGGATATTGCACGCTTTGGCTCTGACTTATGTGTTATAGGTGTGTGGAGAGGCTGGGAGCTGATAGAGATACACTCATTGGATATATCAGCAATGACAGAGGTACAAGGGCTTATACACACTCTTAGAATGAAACACAGCATACCAAAGGGGAATTGTATCGCTGATGAGGATGGTGTGGGCGGTGGTGTGGTTGATAATACAGGTATCATTGGCTTTAAAAATAACGGCTCCCCGATTGAGGAGAATGGACAGACAACCAATTACAAGAATTTGCAAACACAATGCCTATATAAGTTAGCAGAGCGTATCAATAACAATGGTATCTACATTAGTGCAGAGCTGTCAGAGAGGACAAGGGAGCGTATCATGGAGGAGTTGGAGCAAATCAAAAGTGATAACAAGGATGGGCAACGGTTGTCAGTGATTAATAAGGACACGGTGAAGCAGCACATAGGACGAAGCCCTGACTACAGGGACATGCTACTGATGAGAGAGTATTTTGACTTGAAACCTAAAAAGACATTCAGACCGATATTCAGATGACATTACTACAATATTTACTCATGCCAGCCGAAAGGCAAAGGGGAACTACCCTATTATTGGAGGTGGTTAAGCCTTTGCCTTTCTTTTATCGTGGCTTATGGTGGTGGAAGAAAAGGCACGGAGTGGAACGATTGACAGACCTCACATGGGGAGAAGTGCGAGAGATAATAGACCTAATGAGCAGCGGGGAGCTTTCTCAAGTTGCAGAAGCATTCAAGAAGGTATATAAGATAAAGCACCCAGCAAGAATGAACGTGTATCGCTTTTATGCTTGTATTAAGCATCTAACAAATGAAGTACAACGAGTGCTTGAGCAGGAGCAACGAGCACTACAAGGAGAGCCAAGCCCTTACGAAGCTCAACTACAACAGGCAGGAGTGGAGCAGTTGCAGCCTTTCAGAGATTTGGCAATCATAGACACATTGGCACAAGGGGATATATTGAGGTATGAGCAGGTAGAGGCGTTGCCTTATGATGTGGTATTTTACACCCTCTACTACAGAACAGTAAGGCAGAATATAGACAACAGATTTCAACAAATAATAACAAAGAAATGATACGATTGATAATTGACAACAAAGAGGCTGATTTGCTTAATAACGATTTCACTTGGAATATGCAGTGTGCTGATTTCTTCTCTTTTGACACACGGCAATTCTCCTGCTCGGATGTGATGTACTTACCTATGAGTAGCACCAATAATGAAATATTTGAATTGGCGGG